AAGGCTACTATTTTTATTTTGTCTGTCTGTCTGTCTAGCCATACAGACACTCCGTGGGGGTGTCGGTATGATAGGAATAGTTGTAATCGTAGGTAAATTTTGATCTTGAAGTAAAGTTGTGGCGGACGTTTCCAGGCGCGGCAGGGCGTCCAGTGGGGCGCGGAAACCTGCCTTGCTGAAAAGTCCGCCAAAACTTGACTTCAGCCAGCTAAAAATTTACTGACGAAGCACTTCATTCACTCGCACCAGAAGTCAAAGGTCCGGCGAGCGGAGCGAGCTCAGTAAGCTTAAGAGGTTCAGGGGCGGATACACTAGGAGGCACCGTACGGTACATAGGATCCTTGAACTCCCACTCAACCTCGAGATACACCTCACAAGCTGTGCCTGTTCCATTAGGTGTAGTGATAGTGACGCTGTGGCCCCAGTAAAGGATCTCACCACGCACGTCACCATATATATCCACATTGGGATCAGCGATGCCACCCAGTGTCTGGATAGTGCTGAAGGGGCAGGCGAGCCACGCATCGTATAACGGACGTGTTCCCACCTGACGCAGTTGCGATGACGCTAACGCAAACGGTAGCGGGATCGGAATAGTCGGCGCTGCCGCCCTGTCCGCTTGGACTTGTACTGCCTGCACCAGATTCGGCTTGTACTTAAACGTCTTGGTACGCGTAAATGACTCGGCCATAGCGCCCTGAGCGTCATACTCCGCGGGAGTCCATACTGCATTATCACCTGTGCGGTTCATAATCATCTGGAACTGAGGCATCGCGATACTGGTGCTGGTACCGTTTGACTGGTACACATTTGACACAGGTATAAAGCGATAGTGTGCCTTTTTGGCACGATAAAACTTAAAATTATTTGACAACTCTTTCGCTCTCGCAAACTCTCCGAGATTGAACGCGTAGTTGACATCTGTATTAAGTGTGAAATCAGTCAATTTCACTACCTCCGTGATCGTCGCATAATTCGCCTTCTTGATCGAGCTGGTCCCCCCCTGGGCTGAGCGGCGGACTAGCTTGCGACGGCGCAGAGGACGGTTGGACTTGCGTACGCGACGAGGCATGGCGGGTTATAATTGAAGAGTAGAATTTTTTCCAGGAAGATCTCCACATGGGATTAATTCCGATGAATTCAATTCCGCGCTGTCCTTTTACAATTTCGGACGCCACTAATTCATCTACATATGCTAACGCCAAATCACCCACATCATATTTATAACGTTTCAAGTACGCGTCGTCAGAGCGACGGCGTCCAAATTCTTCAACGTCCCATAGTGCGGCTATGTTATCTTGGTACTCAAATAGCGACGGAACACCGTTTGCTTCATACGTAGCGACACGGGTTTCCTCTTTGGAGACATATTTAGCAAGTGCAGCACGATCGCGAGCGATCTCAATGTGTGCTCTTGGAAATATGCGCTTAACGGCTTTTGCTCTAACTTGGGGTGTTTGTAACATTCCCTGGAAATGGGGGGTCCCAGTTTTATCTCCCTCTTCATACTGACCGGTAAGCTTCCAGCCGGGGATCTTGGTCCACGCATTAACTTCCTCCTCCGTCGGGTTATTTATGGTGATACTCCAGCACGTGGCGCGGTCAGTCATAGTAGCCTGTAATACTA